GCGGATGACAACTATTCCTTCTGTGAGGATTAAGTGCGGCACTGGATCGCCATGTCTTAAATGTAAATATTATGGTACTGATGATTTCGGATACGTAACAAAGAACGATTTACAACGGTGCGACTTTTACAATGGTCCACATAGAGTTTTAAAGAGGATGGAATAGATGCTTAGTTTAGCATTAGGGTTTTTTAGTTCATTTATGCCTAATATCTTAGAGTATTTTCAGATTAAAGCTGATAATGCTCATGAGATTGCTATGATAAAAGAAGCTAGAGAGACGCAAATTGCTCTAGGTAATCAAAAACTGGAGATGGTTCAAACCACTGCTGATAGTGGTGAGATTATAGCTGGGCATAAATCTCAAACATCTATGGCTAAAAAAGCTGGAGGTTTTATTCTTAAACTTTCTGCATCTATTCGTCCTGTAGTTACATATGCCTTTGTAGCTGAATTTCTTATTATTACATGGTCAATTGCTTATTTAACTATTGATCAAAGTGGTATTGAATTTAGTAAAGGAACATTAACTAAAGAAGAAGTTCAAATACTTATTAGCACTCTAAATAGTATCCTTGATCAAGATTTTATGGACATAATTAAAACTCTTCTTGGTTTTTGGTTTGGAAATCGTACATTTGGTAAACGTGTAAAATGAGAACATCAGAAAATGGACTTAACCTTATTAAACGATTTGAAGGGTTCCAGTCAGAACCATACCTCTGTTCGGCCGGTGTGCCGACGATTGGTTACGGAAGCACACGTACCTTCGGAGGATATCCAGTTACTCTTGAGCACCGCTCCGTGTCTAAAGAAGAATCAACCGAATTGCTTGCCAGAGATGTGCAATCTGTGGAAAGAGCTGTCGGACGGCTGGTAACAACTGAACTAACCCAAAATATGTTTGATGCTTTAGTATCGTTTACCTACAATCTTGGTAGTGGCAATTTACAAGCCAGTACCTTACGCCGAAAGTTAAATCGTGGAGACATTGAAGGCTGTGCTGATGAATTTCCAAAATGGCGTAAGTCTGGTGGGCGCATCACTGCTGGTTTAGTTCGTCGTCGTGCTGTTGAACAACAACTATTTTTAAACGAGGAATAAAGATGGCTACATTTCGTGGGTTAATAAACAGTGTCTTACGTAGGTTACGTGAGGACACAATAGCAACGGATTGGACCGGTGTAATTAATGACTCCAATGAGGAAGAATACACTAAGCTGGTTGGTGAGTTGATTAATGAAGCCAAAGAAGTTGTGGAGGACGCATGGAACTGGACTGTACTTAGGTCCACTGAGACTGTCACAACTTCANCAGGNACGTCCTCTTATGTAAATCCCCAACGCAAATGGAACGAACTAGAGTTCTTCAGGTGATTGACAACACTAATAACTATAATATCCCTCAGATGTCTGATGCTGATTATCATACGTACATCTATGGCGGTACAACGACCAATGGAACAGCAATCGCTTATCGTTTGTCTGGGAACAACATTGAGTTCTACCCACCACCCGCAGGTGTTTACGACATTAAGGTACATACTGTGACACCTCAGGATGACCTAACCACGGCTGCTGAGGTTCTAACTGTACCTTCTAATCCTGTAGTTCTCACAGCATATGCTCTTGCTATGGCTGAACGTGGTGAGGACGGAGGTACAACTGTAGAGACTGCTGGTGTGAGGGCTGATTCAGCACTGACGGACGCAATCACTCAGGACACTAATCGCACTGTAAATGAAACTGTTTGGTACGTAGCATAATGGCAGTTAAACCTTTAACACCTATCGTCCTTGAGGCCCTTGGTTCTAAGGGTCTTAACACACAGGCGCAAGACTCAACCCTTGGACCTGAGTGGTTGACTGAGGCCACAAATGTCGTCTATGACTTCCAAGGTCGTATTACGTCACGTAAAGGGATGAAGCAAACGTCTAATGATGATCTTGCTTCTGCCTGTAAGTCCATTGGTGAATTTATTAAGTCTGACCGTACAAACGAATACTACTGTGGCTCTGGTGCAGGTATTTATAAAGCTGACTTCTCAGTCACACCAACCACACTAACTCTTCAGACATTCTCAGGTACACCTCAGACAATCATCGACTCTAACTGGCAATGGGAGAACTTTAATGATGAGTTCTGGGGAACACAACGTGGACATACACCAATCAACTTCGATGGTACTAACTGGTTTGACATTACCGATCTTGGGACTTATGCTGCTCCTGTTGGTGTCACTACTTTTGACCCCTCTTGTTGCCTTGGTCACTTTGGTCGCATGTGGTACGGAGGTATTACAGAAGACAAAGGAGTGGTTTACTACTCCGATAACCTCATTGGTGAAGACTTAAATGGTGGTGTTGCTGGTGTGATTGACCTAAAGACTGTCTGGGGTAACGATGAAGTCGTTGGTCTAGCTTCTTTGATGGACAAGTTAATCATCTTTGGTAAGAACAATATTGCTATATACGGTGGTGCTTCAGACCCATCTACCATGGCTCTTGATGAACTTGTTAAGGGTGTTGGTCTTGCTGGTCGTGACAATATTAGTTACGTTAGTTCTGAAGTTCTATTCTTAAGTTACACGGGGCTTCAGTCTCTCTCACGTATTACACAGACTGACGGTAAAGCTCCTCTAACTGAACTCTCAATTGCCGTGAGAAGTACCTTAGCACCTATCCTGTCCACAACAGACTTGGATACAGTGAAGTCTGCTTACTTCCAAGAGGACGGTATTGTAGCTACGTTCTTCCCTAGTCGTGATTTGGTTTATGTCTTTGACTTTGCTTCATCACCACAATTAGGGTTACCTCGTATCACTACTTGGGAGACAACAAATACACCATACTGCGGTATTGGTTCTTTGGACGGTGACTTCCACTTAGGGTTCGTAGACTCCGTTGGTCTATATGATGGTTACCAAGACGTAACAGTTGCGAGTGCTGTAACCACTGAAGTTGACTATGAATATACATGGGCTACCTCTTGGTTGGACTTAGGTTCCCCTACGTTCTCTAAGATACTTAAGAGTGGTGTATTCACGATCTTAGGTGGTTATGGTGCAACGACTAACGTAGTGGTCTATAAGGACTACGTTACTGCGACACAATTAAGTAAGACATTTTACACTCACCAACGCTGGTGTTACGTACTTATGGGGCAAAGCTATATCACTTTTTGGTAAAGCTAAGTATGCTTCTCAAGCAGGACCTAAGCAGTACAAGGTTCCTTTAGGGCGTGAAGGTAAAGTGTTTAAACTTGTCACAACGACAGGTGTTAACGGTAAATACTCTAGCTTTGTCGAGAGTACCCTCTTGACAAAACAGGGTAAAATAAGGTAGAATAGGTGTAGAGAGAAGGAACTTACATCATGTCAATTTGGGGTAGTATTATCGGCGGTGGTCTTCAGTATCTAGGTGCTAGAGACGCATCTAAGAATGCTCTACAGGCTGCTCAAACTCAAGCAGCGTCTATCGGTCAAGCCTCTGATGCAGCACTAGCAGAAGCTGCACCTTGGAACGTAGGTTCCTTAGGTGGTACGGCTGGTTTTGATAAGAATAATCGACTAGCTACACTTGGGTTATCCCCAGAACTCCAAAGTATTTATCAAGGTGCTTTGGACCGTAGTGGTCTTTGGGGTGATCAAGCTGCTCAATACAGTGCTGATCCTTTTGCTGCCGCTGATCAGTTTTATAGTCAACAACAGGATTATTGGCAACCACGAGAAGAACAAATGCGTCAAGACGCTGAGACACGTTTGTTGGCTCAGGGACGCTTGGGTACCACAGGAGGTCAACGTGCCTTGGGTACAGTGGAAGACAGTATCTTAGCTGGTCAACAACAACGTCAAACTTCCTCAATGTCTCAAGCTCAAGCTCTTGTGGACACATTACTTGGGCGTGAGTCAGGGGACATTGGTCAGGCTGTTGGTCTACTTAACGTACCACTTCAACAAGCAGCCCTTGGTCGTGGCATCGGCGGTGACTTAGGTTCCGCTGCACAAACTGGTCTAGCTTCTCGTGCTTCTGCTATGACCAACCTAGCGAATACCCAAGCAGCCGCAGGGACACCTTTAGGTCAAGTGGGTAGTAGTATTGGTGGATTGTTCTCTAGAGCAGGACAACGTGGAGGAGCTGTTTAATGGCTTTACCTCTTGAGCAACAACAATGGTATCAACAGTTTCTTAATAATTTATCCCCTGAACAAGCTCTTAGTATCCATCCTACACCAACAAATGTTGCTAAAGCGCCTCTTGGGACACCTTTAAATACTGGTACGTCTATAGCTGCGCCATCTGCTTCCCCCAACTCAGGAGCTAACTTTGACGACATCTTAGGAGGTGCTCGTGGTCTCTTCGATCAAATGGGTACTGACGTAGCGAGTGGTATGAGTAGTGCGTCACAGTTCATGGGTGGTGACATCAATATGGACGGGCAGATTGACGGGAATGCCTTTGCTGAATTAGGAACCTCCTTTAATAATCTAGGTCAAGACATTGGGCGCGGTGTTTCTCAGTTTACTGCGGGTGACTATAATATGGATGGTCAGATTGATGGGCCTCTCGGGGAACTTAAGACTTCCTTAGGTAACATCGGTCTCTGGGACGTTGCAAAAACTGCTGCTGGTTTCCTCAACCCTGCTCTTGGCTTTGGACTTAGTATCGGTGACGGACTAATGTCTCTTGCAGGTAAGAACAATGATCCTATGAACCTTTCGCAGTCACTTCAAGTTGGACAGGCAATTAACCGAGGTGATCTTGGTCGTAACGATATGGTTGGTGCAGCACTAGGTAACCAAGCATTTAGGAACTCCATGCAGAACTTCTCAAAGGCACATGGGTTTGCTCCCGGTTTCTTAGGTGGTACTTCTGCGGCTGCTCAAAATGCCTACCATTCTACATTGGCTGCTGAGGCTGCTCGTGACGCTTACCTGAGTGGCACAGACTCAGGACGTTCTTACTCTAGTAAACAACGAGACGCTGAACGAGCAGCTAACCGTAGTATCTCTGCTCAACGAGATACAGCCGCAGCCAATAGGGCTGCTGGTAAGTTTAGTTCTACAGGGGGTTATGATCCTGCTGGTCCTAATGGTGGAGGTAGTAATAGCGGTAGTGGTGGTGGTACGGTTATCTGTACTGAACTCCATCGTCAAGGGCTTATCCCTCATAACGTATTTAGGGCCGATCAACGCTTTGGTCTTAAGCTTCTTAAGAGCGATCCAGACGTTATTACTGGTTACCATCTATGGGCTAAACCTATTGCTAGGGCTATGGCTAAGTCTAAGGTAATTACTAAGGTGGTCCAAGTCTCCTTTGGTGAAGCATGGGCTAGAGAAATGGCTGTAAGAGAAGGTATGAATGGTCTTAGTACTGTTCGAGGTAGGCTTCTCGTTAAGTTTGGTGTTCCTATTTGTAGAGCACTTGGTAAACTTGTACGTTTTAAAGAACAAGGAAATAAACAATGGCTAACCAACAACTAGCTGGTCTATTTGGAATGGGACCTCAGAGTTCCACAGCAAACTTCTTAGATAACCGTGAATTACAACGACAAGCACGTATCCAGCAAGCTATGCAGAACTACCGTGGCTCTGGTACAGCTATGGCTGCTGCCCGTGCTAATCAACAAGGTACTGAAGCATTAACTAATCTTGGCAGGGCTGCCTTAGGTTCTCAGGGTCTTGGTATTCAGGGGATGGAAGACCCTAAGTTGGCTTTGGCACGTAAGCGTGATCAAGACCGTACTGAAATGCAGTCCATGTTAAAAGGTATGGATACAAACGGGGACGGAACAATTTCTGAAGCGGAATATGCTACGGTAATCCGTGAGTTTGATGCTCGTGGGTATCCTCAAGAAGCCGCTCGTATACGTCAACAAATGGCTGATGAGTACGGAACTGGATATCAACAGAAGAAAGACACAGCTAAGAAAGCTGAGGCGGATGCTCAACGAGGATTCTTAGGTAATCAAGCGACCCTTGATCGTAATCACCGTGACTTATTGTCTCAACGAGATGACGCTACAAGACGGTTACAAATTGCCGTGAACTCTGGTGATAAGGCTTCTGAACGTGAGTTACGTAAGGAGCTAAATAGTATCAATAACAATCTTAAACTGACAATGCAGGGTAAGGAGATAGACTTTAGGAAGCAAGAAGGGGACGCTAATCGCGCTGTCACTACACGTCAACAAGACATTACTAAGGACATCGCAGGTGATCGCTTAACCTTTGATAAGTATGTTGCTGCTGAAGGGTTTAAGCTTAAACATTTAAGTATGGAACAGCAGCAGAATCAGTTTGACATTGATATGGGCTTCCGTAAAGATGTGTTTAAGAACTCTAAAAAAGTTTCTGAAAGAGACTTTAGATGGAAAAGATACCTCGATAAGCAAGGTATTAAAAGGGCTGATCGAAGTGCTAAATTAGCTCGTGATGTATATGCCTTTAATCGTACCTTAGGTATTAAAAACTTTGAGGCGGCTAGAGCACAAGAGAAGGTTAATAACTTCTTAAAGGAACGTCAGATGATTCTTGCAGAAACTGACTCAACATGGCAGAAAAAGAATGCTGGTGAAAGACTTGCGCTAGCTGCTAAGACTCATGCGGACGACGTTATGCTAGGACTCGCTGGATTAGACCTACAAGAGCAGTCTAGACGTATTGATTATAAACTAAGGTCTCGTGGGATGGACATACAAGAGATGGGCTTAGCACAAAAACGTGAGTTGTTAGGTCTTCAGTTACAACAAGACGCTCTTTCAGCCAAGATGAAAGACGTATCCAAGAATAATGTAGAAGTTAAAAAGATGGACGACACGAGACTTGCTGAGTTAAGTTCATATCTTCTTGCAAATCCTGAGCTTGCTAAGAGCTTTGGTATGGAGCAAGGGTTCTGGGATATTGGAGCTCCTGATTCATATGACGTTAACCAAGTCAGCGCATTAGGTACTAAAGTTCAAAGTATCCTTGCAAAAAATAAAGGCATGGGTATTCCTGAAGCTTTAAGTATCTTAAGTGGTTCCTCTGTTACTGGATTAGGAAGTAGTGTCAGCGGTGGAAGTGGTGATAAATATGGTGCTATCGTAGAGGGTAATTAAAACATGTCAGTGTTAACTCTTCAGGACATCGAATCCTCAGAGAACCTTCGCAGCTTAGGTGCTTTAGCGGGGGATGAGATAATTAACGGAAAACTTAATCGTGTCTTCAGTACAAAAGAAGATAAGTTAGGAGAAATACTGTCCACTCAAACAATTAACTCTTCAGAGAACCTACGTAACTTAGGTGCTGAGGAAGGGGATAGAATTGTTGACGGAAAGTTAATACGTTCTGGGCAACACTCAGCATGGCAAGCGTATCGTTACGGTAAGGCCAAAGGTAACGCTAGTCTAGGGGCTGTTGACTACGCTACAGACATCTTAACGCAACACTTCCCAACTGTCGGCAATGTCG